TTTGATTCCAGTCATTTTAAAGAGGTTGCCCCGCCTCCATTTAAGGAGACGGGGACTTAATCAGGTTAGGTTATGCTATGAAAGTGTTGGTTTGTACGTAGGCTATTATACCACGAAATTGGTGGTTTGTACACATTATTCTTTAAAGATCGTCATCTTTTTTTATTTGGCTAAAGTTTTTCACCTTCTCGAACTCCATTTTCATTGGAAATTTTCCTTCAAGGAGATCCTGCTTATGAGAAATAACGAAAACATTAGTTTCTTTACCGAGCGTATTTAAGATTTTGAGAAGGTTATCAACGCCATCTGCGTCCATGCTCGAATCGAATGTCTCATCTAGGATCAGTAAGTTGGTGTTAGCGCTGTTTTTCATCTTGGCGATTTGCCTCCATGAGAACAATAAGCTAAGGTCGATCCTCTGTTTTTCACCTTCAGAAAAGGAGGAATATGTGAATTCATCTCTATGACGAGATTTGATTGTTTCGTTAAATGAATCATCGAGGTGAAAAAGAACAAAGAAATCTAAAACCTGAAGGTATTGATTAATTAACTTATTCATAATAGGAAGATACTGCCGAATAACCTTTGTCTTAATTCCTGTATCACGAAGAAGTTCAGCGATAGCATCGTAATACGAAGTTAGCGTGGACTGTTCTAAACGTGTTTCATTTAAATTGTTCCTCTTCTCTTTATCTTCTAGCAGTTTACTTTCTGCTTCACTTGTATCTTGTGGATCTACGTTCTGCGATAGCGATTCAACACGTTTTTTAAGAATATTAATTCTTGTTGTGTTCTGAAGCATGCTGCTATTGACTTCATTCAAATGAACGATCTGTGCATACAACTTATCTACTTCAGATTCAGCAACCTTTAATTCGTTCTTTGTATCACCATATTCACTATTAAGAGATTTCGCGAGGTGCTTACATTCTTCGTTCTTACTCGTCTTAAGATCTTGTGAGATGTCCTGAGCACATGTAGGACAATGATCGTTCTTCGCATAGAACATAGACTCTTTAACAACATCATCCATTTTTCTTTTAAGATTGGAAATCTCAACAGTACGAGTTGTTTTGTTTGATGTTGCCTTCTTATGGTTATCTACAGTGTCTGTATAGCTTGAATCGTACTCACTTTGGAGAGCTCCATTACTATCAAACAACCCGTTGATTTCTTCATCAACATCAGCGATCTCTTTTGCTCTTTTTTCCTCTTGACTAGAATCAATCTTCTTCAACTCATCAATGTGCGATGTTTGGAGTTTAAGAGTTTCCTTAAGAATATTCAACTCGTTCTCGGTGTCATACATTGTATGACGAAGTGCAACGATTTTTTCTTTAAGCACTCCATTCATTTTTGTAAAAATAGCAATATCAAGTAGGTCCTCAATAACATTTCTACGCTGATGGGAGGGCAGCTGCATGAACGGAATAAAGTTTGAAGAACCCAATACGACTACTTGGTGAAATGATTTGTGATTTAGCTTTAGAATGTTTTGCTCAATTATTTTTTGGTAATCGCGGGAGTGAGATTCTTGGTTGAGCAGTTTTCCATTTCGGTATACTTCAAATATGTTTGGCTTGATTCCGCGGACTATCCTATATTCGATAGTTCCAACGCTGAACTCAACAGTAGTTAAACAGTTTTTGTTGTTAATAGAATTGATTAACTGCGGTTTGTTAATACTGCGGTGAGGCTTTCCAAACAACGCGAAGGATAATGCATCTAGCATAGTGGATTTTCCAGAACCATTCGAGCCAACTACAAGAGTGGCGCTATCTCTATTGAGATACACTGTGGATTCGTTGTTTCCAGTAGATAGAAAGTTTTTCCAGGTGAGTTTCTTAAATATAATCATTATATAGTGTCTAGTGCTTGGGCTTCAACCAAAAGTTCTTGCATCATCTTCTTAAGAACATCAGCGTCTAGGTTTGTTTCTGTTGCGTCAATATACGTGTTTAATAGCGTTGGTGTATCATCAACTTTTACATCTTGGTCATTAATTTTATCTCCGGCGTATTCATCAAAGTTTTCTATGATTCTGACTTCATACGGATTAAAATCATATATCTGTTCCATGAACTTGTCAAAAACAAATAAGTCTTTCTTCTTTGTGACAATGACCTTTATGTATGTTTCTTTAATTAGGTCAGAACTTATTTCTGGAATAGCATCTTCGTCGTAATAGATTTTCTGAAAAAGAACATTTGGGTTTCTAATAGCCTCAAGCTCTCTAGTCTCGGTGTCGAGGATGTGGAAATATTTAGGATCATTCGCATCTGACCACGTTAGTTGATATTGAGTTCCAAGATACGTTACATTGCCTTCGCTGCTCTTAGTATGATAATGGCCAGAATATACTGCATCGTACCGATCGAACAGAGATTTATCCAAACCATGAGATTTAATATTGGCGTTGCCCATATATTTAAATCCTCCCAACTCAAGATGGCCCATGAGGATTGACGCTTTAGAGTTTTTGACAAACTCCATTGAGGACTCTTGGTTATCTTCGCAAATCCACGGAAGCAAACCAATATCTAATCCTCCGATATTCTTGACAGTAGGCTCCATTTGAATTCGGATTCTATCGTCATATTTTGCCAAGATCTGCTCTAGAGAATTTAGGTTGTTTGTGTTTTTATAATATACATCATGATTGCCCGGAATTATATCCATGTACATATCATAATCGTAAAGCTTCTTAATAAAGACTTCGTAATTGTGCTTTAGAACCTTAAAGTTGACAAACCTTCGATGATCGAAATAGTCACCAAGATGGATGATATCCTTAATGTCGTTTTTTAGCAGATACGGAAAGAAAACCTCATCGTAGAATTTAGCAGAATAATCTAAGAAAATATCAGACCCGTTCTTTACCCCTGAATGAGTATCGTTGATTATAGCGACTCGCATATTACAAGAATTCGTCAAGTATGCCAATAGTTTTATTCTTTGCGCGCTTCTTCTTTATGAGGACGGGGTCAAAGTTTTTATTGTCTGCGGCACGATTTCTGATCATCTGTGATTTAAACCGCAACCTATCAACAATGCCTGTTGCGTCGGGATGGCCTGAAACGTGCATAAAGCCATCAGCTCCTGCGTGTTCCATATAAAGTTCTTTAATATCTTGATGCTTTTTCTCTTTAGCGATTCGTCTCAAAAACGCATAAAATGAAATCTGTGTAAAGTAAGAGAAAGCGTTGGGTAAACCAGTGCGGGTCGCTTTCTTTACGTCATAATTCATAATCGCCTTAACACAATTTTCGACAGCGTCCATTACCATCTCTTCGCGGTAGGTGTATCCAGAAAAGTTTGGTTTGTGGGAAAGGCCTTCAGCAATCTTTAGGAAGCAAGTGCCAATATACTCGGTGATTCTTGGTTCTTCTACTTCTTTACTACGAGCTTCGTTTGCTGAATTCACATAGTCAACAACTGAGCCAGAAAACTGCTTGTTGTTGACATAATGCGGTCGGTCTTTAGGTTTCTTTTTCATGTTCTGTAGATGTATTATACCCTAATATAACGCGTTTGTACATAACATATTTACGCGTTTGTGCATTATTTGGTTTACATAGTTTACAGAATAGGGTATAATATTCTTAGAACAACAAAAGAGAACTCAATTACTGAATCCTGACTTCCACTGCTTTCTCCATTCTAAATCCTTTGGCTTTAGTGATGGATACTTATTAAAGATACCTCCATCACTATCATCCTTATCTAATCCAGTATTAAACAATTCATTGATAACAGCCTTGATTTCATTTGGTGATAAAACACCATTAAGATTACTTATTAGAAGATACCGGTGGTATTGGATTGCAATGTCGTCAATCGGTGGAGATGATGCTATAATATTAGAATCTAGTAATCGTACTAGTTCATCAATGTCATTAATTAGCCACGGAGCGAGAAACATTCTACCTTCGGGGCACACATTGACCTGCACTGCACCACTTACATAGAAGGCTTTTTCATCAGAATTGTAGTGATCTTCATTTGCAATGATATGACTGCCATCAACGAGTCTATAACCAATCAAACAGAAATCTCTCATGTAATCTTTAAGCGCTTCATTCATAGTGGTACTTCGTGTATTTCATATTTGAATTTCTGTTTAGCATATATTTTAACGCGGTCTATTGCGTGATTGAGCGTGTAATTCTTCTTGGTTTTCCATGAAAGATCATCGGCTAAATCATAAATTGTTGTACCTCGTCCATCCGCGGTTTTCCGTAAGCCTCTACCAATCGATTGTAAAACACGTATTTGTGATTTTGTAGGAGAGGCAAAGACGATGTTGTGTAGGTTAATAATATTTATACCCACTGAAAATGTTCCTACGCTCGCTACGATAATAGCGTTTTTTTCTTGTTCGGTCAATTCCCGGATTCTCTCTCTTTCCTCTGCAGTTACAGCGCCTGACACAAAAAACACCTTTCTTCCTGTCCCTTTAAGCTTTTTAACAAATGCATTATAGAGCGGTTTCCCGTGTTTGCCAACTAGGTTATATAGTACTAAAGAATTGCCCTCTTGATCGCACGTTAGATTTACAATTAAACGATTTCTCTTTTCATGACTAACAATGAAATCAATCTCATCTTGGTACTTTAGGCCTTTACATATCTTCCGCTCTTCTTCGGCATACTTAAGAACCAGACACTGAATATTGAGTTGAGCGAGAGTGTCAGCATCCATCAATTTCTTTGTTGTAGTGACATCGTATACAGGCCCAAAGTTTCCTTCAAGCGTCATCTTGTTAGAGACTGCCTCGTCGATTGTTCCTGTAGTACCAATCCTAAAACCAGCATTCACTAATCGGTTCATTATTGTAGTTAGAGACTTAGCTTTGAACGTATGAGCCTCATCTCCTATCACCATACCATAATTAACAAACCACGACTGAGGCAATTTAATAGCGCTTTGCCACGTAGTAACAACTACTGAAGCTTCAAAGTTTATTTTCTCTTTGCCTGAATAGATCCTATGAACATCTTCTTCAACGTCGAATGAGCTGTCTTGCCAAGAATAAGATTCAAAGTCTTTATACATTTGCTCAACTAAGGAAGTAGTTGGAACAACGACCAGCACTTTCTTATCCATCTCATTGTTCAAATAGTGCCGCATCAGCATATAGATAATGAGTGACTTTCCCGAACCAGTAGGTGAAATTAATATGGCTCTTTTGTTCTGTACTCCGTGTACAAATGCGTCAAGCTGGTAATCTCTCGGCCGAATCAATTTCTCCTTCAGACTAATTACAGATCCTTCTATAAATTTTTCGAGGTCTCCTCTTTCGTGGAAGCTATGGTTTTTTAGTGACTCATCGTGCACTAGTTTGTAACCTCTCTCAGCGCAAAAATCAGCGACTCTTTTCATCAAACCATAAGGAATAGTCTGTGATCTCGAATCAAAAAGACGTATCTTACCATCCCACAATTTGTTTCTGTAGGCTGGCATGAACTTATAACCTTCTGCATAAAAGGTAAAGTATTCGCTTAGTTCCATTAGAATGCCAGAATCGTCTGACCTAAGGACTACTTTAGTTTCGTCTTTTTTGTGTGCTGTCAGCATTACATGCCAGAGGTGAATTTCTTAAAGTCCAATATGTTCTTTATATGAGTATGCCTCCATCGGATATTACTCATAATTTCTTCGAGAGTTTCAATAATGGTCTTCTGGTAATCGACCTGAGCCTTAATTTTGACAAGATCTTCATCTGTAGAATAATACATATCCATGTCAGATTTCATAGGTTTGCTCATACCGTCAAATGGATCGTATTTCCAGCCGCGGCTGTCCATATCATCTTTGGTCATCTTCCCGGTATAATACAACCACTTATCCTTTTTCGTAGAGCCATGCTCCATTTCCTTTTTCTTAAGCATTAGTTTTGCCATAGAAAAGAGCTCTAGGTATTTCGCGTGCAGTTTAGAAGATTTAATCGTTTCTTCATCGAGACAAATGTCATCGATTACCGCGTCCTTTTTCCACATAATTAAAATGTTATTCAGATCCATCATATAGTATTATTTATTCTTATTTTATGATCATAAATTCGTCGTATCTGAACGATACGTCGGCTTGTGCGTATTCAACATCGTTTGATTGCACATTAAAATCAACACCGCTTAATGAAATGGGGAACGCGTTCTTAAACTGAAATTGCTTATTGACAATGTTGTGGCTTGACATTACAGAAAGAATCATATCAGAGACTTCGTGTTTTTCAGTATTGTCCTTTAGCCAATTGTATATTTCTGTATAGTTCTTCATATCCTCATCAATAGCAAACCTCAAATTCAGTCCTCCGAACTGCCGCGTTTCACTTGTTTGATAGGAAATTCCTCCTCTAAAATTCATTTGAACTTCACCCGATGTCACTTCTGGCAGTGCAAAGCTTGTTATAAAGTACTCTGTATTAGCGTACTTCTGCCGGTTAATCGTGAGTCTAAAACCTACTGGAGAAAGAAGATTGGTGTTAGCAGTTAAATTATTCTGAGCCATAATAATATTTATACAAAAAAGAGGGCCCCCTTTCGAGGACCCTCTTATATTTGGTTTGATTTAAACCGTCTTAACTTTAAGCACCAACGTTAATATTCTTAACGCGGAAGGTACGGTAGTAAGGGTTGCTCAATGCACTTCCAATTCCGTCACCGGCTCCAGTCAACGGATTAGCAATAAGACCGTAACGGGTCTTAAAGGCAATCTTAGGCTGGAAGCTGTTCTCTCCAATAGCGCGAACCATTGTGAGAGGGACGTATGGCGCGTAGAACATACCAGCGTCATAAGGAGAAGATCCTTTATAACCAACAGTAGCGTAGTCAGTTGTAGAATATGGATCAACATACACCTTAAGACGCCCATTGAGAGTACCAGCAAATGTATTACCAGTAGCATCAACAGCGAGTTCACCTTCACCTGCGAAGGTGATCTTACCAGCTGCAGCAAGAGCTGAAGCAACATTGCTCGAACAGATAACGAAGTTACCTTTGCCGCGGCGTGTGTCAATAGCAATAGCGTTAGCTTCTTGCTCGATCTGGAAGATCAAAGACTGGAACCGCTCGACAGCCCAACGGCCATCAGCATCAGTAACAAGGTCAAATACACCTGTTGTACCAACTCCACCCTTCTTACCAGTAACAACGATACTGCGAATCACCTCACGGTTGATTTCAGCAAGGATCTCACCGGAAAGAATGTTAGCAAGCTCGGACTCAGCGTCAAGGCCGTGTACAGCTTTGAGATCTTGAGCAAGCTCCATAGAGTACTCAGCCTTAAGCTGACGAGTCTTAGCAGTAACAGTCGACTTTTCGATAGTGAAGCCCATCTCAGCGAGATGCGTTCCGGTTTCACCTGCGCGCTCGGCGTCGATGGTTTCAAAACCAGTTCCTGTCGTAGCGGCAGTTACTCCAGCTACAGGTGGAGTAGCCCCTGGAACAGCAGTAACAGCCTCATGGTAGAGACCTTCACCGTGGGCGGGAGAGTCTGGACCAGAGAAATCAGTGTCAGCCTCGTTGAAGAGAGCTTCAGGGTGATTACCCTCGACTGTGGTGATTGGGGTGTGATTAGGATTATAACGGGCTTTCATCGCAAAGATGAGGCCGGTAGGTCCGCTCATAGGCTGGACACCTGCAACATCATATGCAATAAGATTAGGCATTGCACGCCGCACCAATGAGATAAGCACTGGATCAGGGCCTACAGCATTTAGTGTGCTTTGATTGGCATCAGCCTCGTTCATTACACCGAATGTGGATGCTTGAGACTGTTCGCGCATAGCAATCTCGGTATTTTCGAGAAGTTTAGCGGTAACAGCTTTACGATAAGTGTCTTTGATAGGGGGAGCGTCAGCGTGTTCAAGCACTGGGCCCCACTTTTGGATTTCTTTTTCTGCGTTTAGCATAATAGTTTGTCTTTCTTTTGTTGTTTGGTCGGGTTATTTGAAGCGAGAGAGAGTTGAAACATAGCGTTTCATGTCACCTGACAGATTGCTATTTGAATCAATTTCCCCCTCGACGATTGTTTTTACGTTAGTTGAACCAGTTGATTCAGTAATGATGGTTTCTTTCGAATCAGAATTAGAGAAGAAGCCTTCTTTAATAGTGGCTACCTTAGTTGCGAATGTTTCAGCATCTACAAAGTCAACCTCTTCAATGATAGAAGAGAGTTTAGCGACTTGTGTCGAAGCCAAATCTGCAGTTGCTTCAGAGAGAATCTTTTCACGATGAAGACTTTCAACTTCTTCAGCGAGAACCGCATTCTTTCCTTGAACTCCTGCGAGTGACTCCTTAACAGTAGTAACTTCATCGGAAAGTTGATCAACAAGATCAACCTTAGACTCAGGTACTTCAATGTAATGTTCAGTGAACACACCTTGAAGAGCATGCATGAAGTTTTCTGCGATTGTTGTGCGGAGCTTAGTATCAACGAATTCTTGATTATCTTCGATCCATGTTTCTACTACATAAGAAAGATAATCATCAATCTTAGTAACGAGCGACTCACGGATATAGACTACTTCTTCTTGAAGATCGTCATTATACTGATTTTCAAGAGATTCTTTGATCTCGACAACGCGGTTTGCAACAGCACCTTCGAACAGTGTACCAACCTTAGCTTTAAAGCTTTCAGTCAATTCTTGTTCAGAGTCAGCAAGGATTTTAAGATCTTCAACATAGCTTTCGATCTCTTTTTCCTCGTCAATATCACCGCAAGAATCTTGGATAGCCTTATAAGAGGCTGTCAGCTGTTCTTTTTGCATAGTCTTAAGTTGACTGTACATTGCGTTGACAATATCTGCCTTTGTTTTTGGCACTACTACTTCGCCTTCATCTTCACTCACATTAATACCTTTATAGGCGTTAACGAGTTGTGATTTCTTCATGGACTTAAGAGCGTCGAAACTTGCAGCAAGATAACCTGCCTTAGTCTTAACATTAGGAAGGTTGACTTCTTTTACAGAATCATCATCCTCATCTTTATCGTCCTTATTCTCTACTGAATCATCCTCATCGGAATCTTCTTCTTCGGTTTTGGTTGTAGATTTGGCTTCTTCTACTTCTTCTTCAGAATCGTCATCATCCTCATCGGAATCTTCTTCTTCTGTTTTAGTTGTAGATTTAGCTTCTTCTACTTCTTCTTCGGAATCGTCATCATCCTCATCGGATTCATCTTCGGATTCATTCTTCTTAGTTTCGCTAAGAAGCGCGTCTACGACGGCTTGAGTCAAAGTTTGTCTTGTGTCCTCAGCAACTTCTTCAGGATTATCCTGCACAAGCTCCTGATTCCCAACAAGGTCCTTTTCCTCTACGTCTTCTATAATTTGGTTTTCGTCTGACATATATTCTTGTTTTGATTTAGAGTTTGGAGAGGAAATCATTGAAGATCCGTTCCTGAGCTTCGCTTACGCGCCCAAGTGGAACTTTATTAATTTCAGTCTCATATTCTTCAATTTGCTGAGGTTTGAGAAGGCCATTCTCCCAAATCCATTCGACCCCTTCCATAATGCCTTCAACGAAAGCAGAAGGAGCTGAAGGATCTTGGACAATATCAACAGTTGAAAGGACATAATCGCCCTTAACATATGATTTGCCATCCTTTTGCTCAACAGTACCCATACCACGGCTAGAGACACCTAACTTACATCCACCTTCAACGAGACCTTTCACGATTTTGCCCATTGGTGTATCAAGTATAAGTGCCTTTCCAACAACATCATTACCATTCCAATTAAGTTCGGTAATTCTGTGTGAAACTTTGTCTAAGTTAATCGCTGGTCCTTCGGGGTGATTCAATTCACCCACCGCCCGGCCAGTTTTTACTTGTTCTTTAACATATTTACCACAAGCTGATTCGAGAATAGCTTTTGGATAAATCCTGTTGTTACGGTTTTCTTGCTCCGCCTGCATAAAGACTCCTCTGATGAAAACGTTCTTTTCACCGTTGTCTTTTGCTTCAGTAATATACTCAAGCTGATCTAAATGTTCTGTGATTAATTTCATACTTATTATGCGTAAAAACCTACCTTAGTAAAGAGTACGTTAGCATTGGCACCTGTTCCAGCGGCTGCTGTCGATGCGAAAATTTGATCGGTTCCGTTTTTACGAACTATGATGTTACTTTTGTTTGGAACATAAAACGAAGCATAACGAGTTCCGGATGTTCCTGTTTCTATGTGCACGTGCGCTGCAGCAGTACCAGTATTTTGTACTAGAACTAGGTGAGCATCACTCACATTCGACGCTGCAGCAGTTAGTGATGCCGTTGCCGCGACTGTTAATGGTTCTATTTTCATTTTTGTTAGTGTTGTTTAATCTTCCATTCCTAGTGTTAGTGATGCTATAGCATCTTTCAGATTGTCAAAATATCCTTTACCTGCTGCCTTCCCGCCATCAAATCTAATTTTTCCCTTATCAAAAGAGAACTCGATAACAGAACCACCACCAAAATCGATTGAATTACCTTTTCGAGTATGGCCATGGCCCATTCCGACAAAATATTTTATAAGCTTTTCGACGTCTTTTTCAGATGCTTCATTGACTCCTTCAAATGCTTCCTCGCAAGTGTTAGAAGTTGCTGCCTTATTGTAAATCTCTCCGGTCAGGCCGACCATCCGCACCTCGAGGGATTGATTAAATTCGTGTTGTATCGCACTACCGAAGTCTTCTTGCGAAGCGGTATCAGTAACGATACTTTTAAATAATTCTCTAGCAATATCACTCATATCAATACTATTTATAGTTTTTATGGTTTACAGTTTTATATATCATCATCATCAATATCGGTATCTTCTTCTGCAGCTTCTTCTTCTGCAATTTCTTTGTCTAGCCGCATAATGTCTTCTTCAGACTGCTTAAGTATAACAGTGCGGACATACTTATCAGAGATGTATTTGCCAACAATATCTTCAAGCATCTGTGACATCTCTAAACGTTCTCTGAGAATTTCAAATTCTTTGAGCTCGGCAAAATAGTTATCTTCGAGGAAGCTAATGTTGATGCACTCCTCAATTTCCTCCCAGTCCTCTTCAGTAATAATTCCCTTAAGAATAAGCTGAATTCGCAAAGCATCCATTAACATAAACGAAAATTTCTTTCGAAGGCGGTCAATAAACTTCTGAAACTTGACCTCTTCTCTGGAAACTTCACTCGCTCTTCCTACGCTGAATGATGTTTCCTGTTCAAGCCTCGCAGTCGGCACGTTCAATGCACGATACAACTTACGTTGGAAGAATACCACATCTTCAATCTGACCTAAATTTTCTCCTCCTCCGAGAGTACTAATTTCAGTTCCTCTTCCACCTTCTCTACGAGGCAGATAGAAATCTTCAAGCATAGACATGTGTCGTCTGTCATCACTGATAGCACCAGTACTTGCATCATACACAAGCTTGTTTCTATAACGAGAAACGACTTGTTGGACGTATTCTTCAGCTTTACCTTTTGGAAGGTTACCAACGTCAATGTAGAAAATACGCCTTTCAGGAGCTCGCGATACACGATACACCACTAGAGAATCTTCCATATAGCGAAGCTGATTAACCAACTTCATTGCTTTGTGTAAGTGACCAACAGTGCGAGTTCTATCTGGATCCATTATTCCAGAGTTAACTTGGATAATGGCATCATCTGAAAATTTTACACCGTTTAATCTATCAGCTGCATTAGAACCAAGATCCGGAGAATAAACGTAATACTCATCAACGACTGTTTCGTATTCAAGCTTCGTATTAGGATCGAGTTTAGTTTCGACCTCTTTAACTTTGTTAATGTGTGTTGATTCAACTGGCCTGATTTCAAGAATACCTCTCTTAGGATTCTTTGGGTCAATGATAACATTAAAGAATGATTTACCATCAACGTACCAATTGCGGAAGTACTCTGCGGCATTCCTATTAAATTTGTAGAGTTTCAACACCCGGTTGAACTCATCAATAATCTGCTTCTTTACTTTAGTTGGCAATTGCAGATCAATCATCGACAAAGACACCGGAGAAGATTCTTCAGATGACGCAATCGCGCTGTCAACAATATCAGAAACTGCAGCGTCGCACTCGGGTTGAAGCGAAGCCTCGCGGTATTTGCGGATCAATTCGTGATCTGAAGTTCCGTCTGTGTCCGAAAGATTTACATACTGACCATAATATCCACCACCAGAAGTAACTGTGGTTGAAGCTTCATCGCTCTGTTTAGGTATAGGCGAGATTCCTTTAACCTCACCTTTGCCTGAGCTCTTTTTGCCAATTTCAAATCCAAATAAATTCATCGCCATAATATATTATTTATAGTAAACCACAGTGAGCGCTGGGGGATGCTCACTGTGGCCACTAACTTGTTTGTTTAAGAAGTAGTATTTGACTCCCAATACTGATAAGCGAATTCAACTGTGAATTCCTCAATAGTATCGGCTGAATCATTACTTACATCGATAGACGAAACACTCACTGGCCATGCCGACCTGAATGTGTATGTCTTAATAGTGTTACCTGCTTTATCCAATTGATCAACTGAAAGATCAGTTTGATAATCAGATGGGTTTGTTAAACCAGTATTTGATACGTGTGTGTTTATTCCATTCTGCCACCGCTCCATAGCGTCGCGAACTTCAAACCCTGTATCATTAATAATAGTTACCGACCAGTTCTCGTATGTACGATCACCTGCTATTTTAAGTTGACGCCCACGATATGGTACATCAATCTGTCCAACTGTACTGCCGGGAAGCTGAGCTGCTTTGCACATGAATTGTGCAAGCTCGCTATCTCCTGCAGCAAATCCTGGGAAAGTAAGGGAGGCCTTAAAAAGGTTTGCCCTTGCTCCACCACCGATAAGCTTTGCTTTAAAATCGTCTACTGTTGCCATAATAGTTTTTCTTTCTTTTATTTATTTAGTTATTAGTTACCAGTTCCAACGATCTCGGAGAATTCAACACCAGTTCTCGTCGCAACAAAGTTCAGAGTAATGAAGTTGATTGAACGAGCAGGTTTGATGTAGATATCTGCTACAAATCGATTAGTATCAATTACCTCTCCAGTATTATTTGTTTCGTCACAAACAACGAGGAAGTCAGTGATGCCTCGCCGTCCTTTGACATCTCTAAGGAATGGCTCAGTCATGTTTCTGAACATTGCTCGAGTGAACTCATCGTTGAGCTCAAAGAGTTGGTATTTAGAAGCAGTTGAAATTGCTTTTTCAAGAACCATGAACAATCTCCGAACATTGATTCGATCAAACGCAGATGGTTTACTTTGTGCTGTCTTATCACCGAAGAGCAAGATACCTTGACCGGGCTCAGAAATGATTGGGTTAACACCCTCTTTATAGAGAGCGTCTCTATCAGCTTTAGTTGGATTCCACTTCAACTTAGTAACTCCGAGGAGATTACCGCGGTTATAGCCTGCAGGCGAGAACCAAGGATCGTTAGTGTCATCTGTCCTTGCACAAAGACCAGCGACGTGGCCGTTTGCTGGAATATATCGATAAGTGTCATTATACTTATTATAGACATAAACTGCAGTAGAATCGAGAACAACATATGAGCTATTGTAACTTAAATCACCTGTAACATCAGCTGCTGAATCAGCAGTCGGATGAGGTGAAATAAATCCAATACAATCTTTTCGAGTAGTACCACATATCGCTACGATTTTACTACCAATGTCTGTTGCATCGTTATCGTCGCCTTCCGCGAACATCAGATTGACATCAATCGCGTCTGGGTTAGAAAACAGCATTAGCGCAGTCGTAACACTTGGTGTCTTATCGCCGGCATCGGCCTCACTAGAACCGTCAACTCCATTCACTAGCTCGTAATCAAACATGTTGTAGTTGGTAGCGACTGTAGCTATTGTAATAGTAATATATTCGTCAGCATCTGAACTCGTCGCTCCAAGAAGAGTTTCTGGGATTGTTATAGTATCACCTACGACAAAACCTGAACCACCATTGACGAGTGTAACGCTACCGGGATTATCGATGCTATATCCACCGCTGCCGCCGGTGAGGACAATAGTAAATGTTGCTCCTCCAGAAGAAGCATTCGACAGTGTAACTCCGGCATCTTCAGTAGAAACATTGTAAGTTCCAAGTGCAAGGTCGCTAGAGGAAGCATCAGTAGTCAGCACATTGGTTACAGTCGCGATCGAAGCTCCAATAGCTGTAGAGTTAAATAGTTTTGAAGTTGAACCAGCTGTTCCAGGACCGGCGTACTCAACACCGCCTATTGCTTTTGCATTAAATTGTGTTTTGAACGCGCCCTCATTAATGTAAACATACGCTGAATCACGGTTAATCACTGTTTTGTAGTAATTAACTCCGCCATCTTTAACAGCATCAGAGTATAAGGAAAGACCTTCGAACATTTCTAAAACTGCTCCGCGAACTCCACTAAAGAATCCATCTTCGTCAACCACCGCGATATGAACTTCATCATTCGCACCTGCGAGATCGTTGCTAGATGCCCAAGCACTTGTACCAGCGTCGGCGCTGACCATCCCGTCCAAACTTACCAATGAGAATTTACCTGCAGTTTGTGAAGCTGTTGGAGCAAGAACCGCAGATGCAATATACACCTTAAGGCTGTTACCAGCTTTTCCTGGATAGCGCGCTTGAACAACTCCAGCATTAGTACCGAATGAGCTTAGCCCGTCGAAAACGTCCTTGTTGTTAATTGTTATAACGCTGGTGTTACTCGCAGATGGAGAACCAGCTGCATTTTTTGCGTTTGCTGAACATGCTCGCGAGACGCGGAGCGTGTTACTATATTTTAAAAAGCTTGCGGCCTGCAGAAATGAAGTATAGTTGTCATAGTCACCTCCAGTGGTTGTATCCACTGGTGCGCCATATTCTTTAATTAGTTCCTTCTCAGAAGATACTAATCCTACTTCTCCTACTGGGCCCCAGCTGAAGTGACCTGCGTATGCACCGATTGATGTCGATACTGCGGGGATCACATTAGTCAAATCTACTTCTTTGACCTCTACTCCTGGTGATACCTGAAATGCCATTCTAGTTTGTTCCTTTCAATGTTTTATTAATAAGTTTATTCATAACAAGATTGTCTCAATATTTCTATTTATATAATCTTTACTTTACAGATCGTGCCACGCTCTTGCTTCGTTCGCCATTTCTTCATGTCTATTTTCGCCCTTCGAAGCATTGTTTATAATACCAAATGGTGGAACATCGTTCTCTATCTGCTCCATTTTTTCTTTGAATAGCATCTCCTTTAGATCGACTGTCGATATATCTCCGAACGCTTCAGATGATACAAACCATGCAAACATAACTAAATTCATAACTAGATCATCGTGGTTTCCAGAGCTTGCCTCATAAGAACTGCCTTTCACCTCGAATGTAGATAATTCTAAAATAGTCTGTTCATCTATGATATTTATCTTCCCTAATTCTACTAAATCTTTTAGGTTAGAGCAGCCGATCCGCTTGATCCTTTTTGTCATCATTACCCCGATGCCATTCTTACGAACGCTTGATTCGACAAACATATTTTCGTATTCGTGCTCATAGTATACATCATTACACACGACTATTCCAACATCATTACTTTCAATGATAACTAAGGCTTCATTATACTCTCGTGCAACTCTTACAATAATATCTCCAAAGATCATCGGAGATATCATGTTATCTCTGAACGTTGCAACTTGTCTAAATTTACCAAATGTTGCATCAATAACTGTAATAGTCGAATAGTCTTGACCCCGACCCTTAGAAACGTCAACAGTCATTACATACTGGTGGTCATTAATAGGATCTTCATAGTATTTTACACCGCGGTGGAATCTTTCAGCAGAATGCATCTGCAAACCGAGTAGAGTGTTAGAGGAAATGAGTGTGTTCGAAGTTCCAATAAAACTATTGCCAAATTCCTGATCAAACTGTAATTCTGAAGTGTTGGCGATAGTCAGTGCTTTCCACGCTTCATCACGACCAGGAACATCGAACCAATCTATGCGGAATGGTACAAATTCGTTCTTCTTTTTCTGTGCAGCTTCCCACAAGCCGCAGAAAATATTTCCAATGCCATTCGCAGTAGATGTGATAATTACTTTAGTTTCGGTGCCAGCAGAAACCACCGGGTATGTAGATGTATAAAACTCACTGGCATTTTCAACGAATGCGAACTCATCAAGGAAAAGTAGATTGACAGAAAGTCCTCGAATAGAACTTGCTGAAGTAGCTGCCGCGATTATTCTTGAATTATTAGAAAACTCAATTGAACCTTTATTAAGAGCTTTACATCCTGGTTGTAAAAAGAATGGAAGATTCTCAAGAGCCAGTGTGATGCGGCTCAACATCTCTCTCGCAGTAGATCCTTTGTTAGCAAGTATCGCAACGGTCTTTTCAGCGTGAAAAATAACATACCACAGAATGTAAATTACCGATGAAATAGATTTACCTGATTGGCGACATGCGAGGACAATGTTGAAGCGATTCTCGTTGAACTGCTTGAACATGTTCTTTTGATACTCGTACGGGATAAATGGCACTAACCCCTTATCCAGCGATATCACTTTAACATATTTCTCAACGAAATAGATAGGATCATTCATACACTTCACGTACTCATCAACCTCTTCCGCTGAGAACTGAGTCTTAAGCCCGTCCTTTTTCACTAGCGGGTTACCCATGTAACCGCCATTACCATTTACTAAAATTTCAGACATCTACTGATTCATCTTTACTTCTGCCTTTAAGATACTTTTGCAATTCTGTAGTTGATCCAACAAAAATAGAATTATTAGTAGTTGTGCTTGAAGGCCCACCTTTTTCTTGAGTGATGTCTTTCCGCATCTTCTGCAATTTAACAAGATCGTGTGTCATCTCGCTAGTGTGTTTTATCATTGTTGACAATACTTCAAATGCTCTAGGATGCTCTGACTCCGATGCAAGCGCCATCATCTGATTGATCGATTCGCACGACTGATCGATTAGCATCTTCATTTTATCTCGAGAGTACTCAACATCTGTCTCGGTGTCACTCGCTATCTGATAACCTGAAACTTCAGTTTGAGGACTTTGCGTTATTTCAAGATTTTCTGCTTCTTCAATTATTTCATCTTCACGATCCATGATCAAAACCAAATGTAGTTGTTATAGTATCGGTGCTATCAAGCGGCGCTGTATCGCCCGCTGCCACTGCAACACGGATATTTGTATTATTAACGCCGTAAGGATTAGCTGTTTTTAGGCTTGTGTCGACGCTATCAAATAAGAACGTGTCAACCTTTCTTATGAGGCCTTGCTTACTTACTCCACCGGCAAACTTCACTTTCATACTAAAATCAAGAGTGTACATGATAGTTCTCCTTGTATCAAAATCACCCTCATAATCATCGTTCATTGAGATTGAATTTAGTATGATAGGAACATCAGTAGTAGTGTTCTTCCCTTCAAGTTCTTTTATACTTACAGTGTACTCAGGAGAAAATGTAGGTAGAATCTGTTCTACTATTTGTAGTGCTTCATCTTGATTGAGAGCATAAATATTTAATTGCATTCCGATAATATATGGAACACTTTGATACAGAGTATTAACATTATCGCTATCACCATCAATCGGAATCATCTTCTTGTTGAAGCGATTCAGCTTACTCTCGTTGTCATACTCTATCGAAGTAATCTCGAAACTAATCCTAGGTAGTTTGATCGCGATCGTTTCTGAAGTAGAACCAGATGCATCTGAACTGATCCGTGCAAGAAATTTCTTCCTAGGACCATACGCAACAGGCACTTTTTCTTCTGTGGCTCCAGGTCGAAGGATCTTAATGTTGTTGAATAGTGTACCAAAAACAGCTACAGATGTTCTGACTGTTTTGTTATAAAAATGTGTTCCGCTTAGCATATCTTAAGTTGTTATGTTTGGCATTCCGAATGGATTATTCTTAGTAAAATCAATGAATGAATTACCTTCAGTTTCAAAATCTGTATTGTCCGCGTAAGGATCATTATCGTCGATCGTGCTAAATGCATCTACTGTTGAAATTACGTAAGAAGGATTAGGACTATTCTGTGATCCTGATACATTACCCCATGAGCCCTCTGTTTTAACAAAGCCAGTATTGCTACTATCACTTGCGAGCTGGTTGGTGACATCTATATAATTAGTTCCGATAACGGCAACTTCACCTGTCACTGTTATTGTTCCGTTAGTCTGAGTAACATCTTCACCAACAGCAAATGTTCCTGCTCCGCTTCCTAAGTTTAAGCGAGTTCGTACACCGAACTTTATTTCAAACTTGTCAACCTCTGATACACCCGTATCAATCTCTTGATTGTTGTATTCGAACTGTTGACATGACAATTTAAATGTAGGAACGTTCTGAAGTTGATAGAACGGGGTTTCATCTTCAACGTAATTAATTTCAAATAAACCATTAACAAGTGGGAAGTATATCAGATCACCTTCTTGAGGTCTAACTTCTACTGGATCCTGGAACCTCGATACGAGTTGTTCCCAACGTCTATTTGAAACAATAAGATTGATGCTGTCTCGTATTTCTACGCCGAACTTTGAAAGCAAGTCACCATCACCACCGAAACCATCAGTGTTTTCAACATACATTTCAATCTGATGCGCAGCACCAAATTTCGCAAGGGCATCCTCGTTAAATATAGAATCAGTATTTACAATACTCCTAGGAATATAAAACACATCATGTCCATAAATCTTAAGAGCCTCTATAGTAATATCTTCATAGAGTCTCTTTTCAGGAGTTGACCCCTGATTAAAATATACGTTCCTTGGCATCTTATCCTATAAAATCTAATGGTGGTAATTCGTGTTCAAGACGAATCTTCTCTTCAAGCTTTTCAATATCAGCGATAGCATCATCGTATATTTGGCGGCCGTTCATCGTAACACCGCCAGGTAGAACCATACCCTCGAATTTAATAAGATTCAATCCCCATTGCCTCTTAACTAATGCAGTAGTATATCTCTTTAAAAACATATCGTTGTATACCGTAGTGAAACTCTCTGGATCAACAGCGCTGTATCCGTCAAACACGACATAGTTTCCTACTCCGAGATCTTTTAGAGCATCTGTGTGAAAATTCACTCGTCCCTTATGTCGACTGTATTGGATCATTTCATAGACGCCGTTTATATTACGGTCGATTAATGAAAGATACTGCTGAGTCAATTCGTAATTAACGATACCGCCAGATGCTCCGCCCAAATCGAAAATATCATTTAGGTGCATTTGATAATCTACTGAAAAAAGCGAGGTTCCAGAATTAGTATTACTTATATTAAATACATTATTGATCGATAAGATATTTGTAGCAGGAGAGATCGCGATATATCCATTAGTAATATCAGTTTGAGTTACCTGATGCTTCAAGAGATTACGAACTACAGCATCACTATGAAAATCTTGATAGAATTGGATTGCCTCATCAACACGGTCTTCGATCTGATCGTCATCAACATTAATTTCGATGACAGGATGGCCTAATGCTCTTAAGCAATAATCAATAAGTTTCTGTCTTGTATTTGGTATAGCCATATTATCTATTTATATAATAGCAGATGAAGAACGCGCTGCGTACAGTTTTTATTTATCTAATGTTATCTCGGCATTGATCTGCTTAAGCGTTAAACAACTGTATCATCGACGACTGGTGCTTCCTCTGCGAGTGTTTCATTAGCAGCTGCTTCCGCCGCGGCGAATTCCGCTTCAGCGAGTTGTTCTGCAGCCATCATGACTTCAAGTTCTTGCTGTTGATGCGCAATCAAGACAGGTAATGCATCGCCAACTGCTTTAAATGCTAAGGCAGCTTCGGGAAATGCTTCTATTGTCTGCCAAAATGGAACTGTCACGTTACGACTATCCTCAATCAGTCGTTCTCCGCTTTCTTGGTCAAAGGGGCAATAGTTAATGCTTATATAGTCATTCCCAGATGCTTCAGCCGCGTTCACTGTTAGATCAAGGATATACGCCTGAGCAAAGTCTTTAGCTGGAGAAGCGATTACAGCATCGCGCGAAGTAGGTTCGGTTAGTTGAATAATTACTGACATGGTATTATTATTTATATCAACCAGGTTTACGCGCCAGATCAACTGTGTAATTTTTATTTTCAAACATGATATTTTAAATATTCACTTCAAGCAAATCTACATCTTTGCGTGTTCCAGAGATTATGTAACTATATTGACCATTTGTTGCTAGTCCACCAACTCTAACTCTGATGTTATTACGTTCTAATACAAACAAGTGTTGCACTTGATCAATTGACGTGAGATGAACTGTGATGCTATCTTCATGAACAAGCCATTCCCACTCTTCTGGTAGTAAGATCTCTCCTTGGTCTGACTCTCCTCGAACGCTTACACCGTGCTCATTACTTTCAATACAGCTGTACTGAAGCTGGCCTCCAGTTACCGGATCGTCAATTAAGAAGTTTTTAGTTGTTCCAGTGATCGTCCCATTGACTTGAAGCTTCGACGAAGGGTTAGTAACTCCTATACCGACATAACCATTACTTCTTATTACGAATCGATCTGTCCCATTGGTAGTGCCACTATGCGCCTTAATAGTAAAGGTGTCGTTTCCTGACCTCCTCCAAGCACTCAATGAGAATCCATACGCGCCACTTGCTGTAGTAGTACTCATAGCTATCGTTGTTAAACCAGTCTCGTTTGTAGTCGTAGTAGGTTGGAGCTTTATGAATGGATTTGTATATGCCGATGTGCTTTGCGCCTTTCTAATATGTAGCTTTTCTGTCGGGCTAGTCGTGCCAATACCAACGTCCCCATCGTTAGCGATTGTTAATAGGGCGGAGCCAACTGAGCTACCATAATGGCTCTTAATAACGAATTTGGGTGTAGCATTAGTGGTATATCTCCAAGCGTTTAATGATATTCCGTAATTGTCTGCTGTAGAAGTTCCTAAACTTATTGACGTTAATCCTGTAGTGTTTGTGGTTGAAGAAGGGTAAAGCTTTAAGAACTGACTTGTAAATGACGATGTGCTTTGCGCTTTTCTAATAGTAAGCCCTCCAGTCATCGTGCCGCCTGCTTTAGGTAGAGCATTGTCAGCCTTAGTGCCTTGTGTTGACGTTGCGAAGGATGAAGAACCATAACCATCAAAGGTGCCAGCGTTAATACCAGAAGTACCACTGACATCGACCGTCTTAATTGACGCTAAGAGTTGTGCTGCTGTCTGATCTGCTGTAGCTCCGTTCTCTACATTGAGTGATGACCTCAACTGAGCCATAGTAGATGGTCGCATGTAGTTATTACTCGCAGTGTCAACTTGAGTCATTACATATCCAATATTAGAATTAGTAGTGTCATATTCACTGCGGAAGAGTCTTGCATTAATGTCACCGCTACTGTCTCTTCTGGCTACCGCGTTGGCAGTAGATGGTTGAGCAATAGTATAAGGAAATGAATAGTTATTGTAAGTGCCAGCGATCTGATTGCGTGTATCTCTAGGATGCGCAGTAGAGCTAGCAGCATGATCATGTGCCCAGTTAGAGCTGATACTCTGATCTGTAACTCCGTTAACAGGAGTGTCATCAATACTTCTCCACGTATTAGTATCGGTATTCGTAGTATATGAAGGAGTGGCCCATGTAGCAGTGCCAGACGAAGAATACTTTAGGAACTGTCCTGCAGCACCGCCTGTAGGAACGTGCTTATTACCTGCGCTCGTAGGGTGTGTGTAAACTGTGTCAGTATTGGCGATGTAAGAAGGAGTATCCCATATTGCGACACCAGACGAATAATACTTTAGGAACTTACCTGAACTACCGCCTGAAGGGATGTGACTATTACCAGCACTCGTGGGGTGAGTATAAACTGTATTGTTATCGGGAACTACAACGGTCTCAGTAACATTGTTACCTCTTTTTAATGTAATGGTATGACCTGATATAGATAGCGCGTCAGTCGCGTGTAGAGCACCACCTTCAGTGTCATGGACTACTGAGGATGGCAGAGAATAGTTGTTAGCTGATGTTGCGATTGTACCAAGCTTAGTACTTGCAGTACTGTTATATGATACCTTAGCGGTGTTAGTTGCCACAGCAGATGCTGTGCCATAATAAGATCCTTGTTGGCCATCGAGCTTGTCAGCATCTAAACCAGAGCCAGCGCCATCAGACTCACTTGTCCAAATCTCTCTCCATGCGGGGGCATAACTGCTACTTTGATCGTTGTATTCGACAACCATATGCCCACCAGTGCCAGTGTTTGGTCTGGTGATTCGCAAATGCTTGTATGTGCCACCCCACGTTTCAATCGTGCATCCTGCTAATTCTATCGTGCCAATCGTAGCATGACCCGTCACAAGGTCAGAACTTCCTGCATAATTCCACGTTACTTTAAGTGTGACCTGATTATTATTAAAACAACCATAGTCTGCGGCTAGCTCGGAAAGAAATGATGCCGTGCTGGTAGAGCTATTTAAAACAGCATTGTTGTAAAAACGTGTTTTTGTAAGACCTTCTATTTCTGCGGCGGTCTGATCTGCCTTCGCACCAGACTCGATACCAGCGAGTTTAGAACTCGCGGTGCTGTTGTAAGAAATCTTACCTGTGTTAGCTGCAATGGCAGATGTCTGGCCTGAAGTAATTCCGGTCTTAGCGGTGTTAGCTACAATCGCGCTAGCTTGGCCACCTGTAATTCCAGTCTTAGCAGTATTCGCTGCAACAGCAGAAGCTGCGGTGTAAGAAATCTTAGCTGTGTTCGCTGCAACAGCAGAAGCTGCGGTGTAAGAAATCTTAGCTGTGTTAGCTGCAACAGCAGAAGCTGTCCCGTAATAAGATCCATGTTGTCCATCGAGCTTATCAGCATCTAAACCAGATCCAGATCCGTCGTTACCAGAGTCCCAAACCGTGCTACCATTAACAAGAAGCTGCTTGTTAAAGTAGAAATTAGGACTGCCAGTATAAATATGAGCGTGGCTTGAATTCTTCGGTCCGAACTCAATATATCCATGAGCAGTAGTGAGTTTTGTTTCATTGCCTGTTGTGGCTAATCCAGTGCCACCATTCACTACAATATTAGACCCATTGGTGTTTATGGCTCCAGTCATCGTGCCTCCCGTCTTAGGAAGTGCTGCAGTAATCGCAGATGTCTGGCCTGAAGTAATTCCGGTCTTAGCGGTGTTAGCTACAATCGCGCTAGATTGGCCACCTGTAATTCCAGTCTTAGCTGTGTTCAGCGCGACTGCTGCGTTATTCGTAGTAACGTATCCAGCGAATGCTGAATCGTTAGTAGTATCAACTGAGTTGATTAGCGTTACGATCTCAGCAAAGGAATCTTTATCCGCTGTTGAGGACGCGAGGATCGCGTTAACATTGGAGGTGTTGGAGGTGATCGCAGATGTCTGGCCTGAAGTAATTCCAGTCTTAGCGGTGTTTGCTACAATCGCGCTAGCTTGTCCTGACGTGATTGTTGTCGGTTTTCCGGTGAGGTTGCTGTAAGCATGTGTGTGCGAATCATTAGCGACCGTGGCACTGATGGTTACATTAGATGAACCATTAAAGGAAGCACTCCCAGATAGATCCCCACCTAGACTGATTGTTCTCGCGGTAGTGAGCGTATCTGCATTCGGGTGGTAGTTAGCTGCAAATAATCTATTTGAACCTAAATAGCCTAAACCAGAGGTAGTGATTTCAAATAATGGGGTCGCTAAACCGTTAATTGTTGGAATTGTTGCGCTAGCAGAACCGTGTATTTTAAAGCTGTTGTCTGCATCATCTGCGCCTATCGCCCAAGATGAATCGCCATGCTCTGTAAATCCAATCTGCGGTGAGCCAGCCTTACTTGTATCAATAACAATCTCCGCTTCATTACTAGTTGAAGGGTGGCCAATACTTAATTTTTTATCCGCTACACCCAAGTTTACATTAAGTGTCGTTCCGCTTAATGCAAGGTGTGTCCCAGCAGAATATGTCGTATTGGTATTTGTAGTGTAGGAAGGTGTTTCCCATATAGCTACACCAGACGAAGAATACTTTAGGAACTTACCTGCACCGCCGCCTGAAGGTATGTGGTTATTACCAGCACCCGTAGGGTGACTGTAATTGTTAG